TAGAGCAATCTATATTGCAGTCATGGATTCCATTGAAGTCATAGATAAAACCTCTCAGCGTTCAACAGGTGAGATACCCGAACTTTTAAAGGATGCACTTTCGGTGTCTTTTGACACCAACATAGGACACGACTTCATTGAAAATTCAGATGATAGATTTGAGTTCTACCACACGGAAGAAGAGAAACTCCCGTTTGACCTAGAATATTTCAACAAGATTACCAAAGGTGGTTTACCCAATAAGACATTAAACATATGTCTTGCAGGAACTGGTGTTGGTAAATCATTGTTTATGTGTCATTGTGCTTCTGCAAATCTTATGATGAACAAGAATGTATTGTACATTACACTTGAAATGTCAGAGGAAAGAATTGCAGAAAGGATTGATGCAAACACATTGAACATTCCTATGAAAGATTTACCCGACCTATCTAAGAAACTCTTTGATAAGAAGATTGATAAAATTGCAGAGAAGACAAAAGGTAAACTTATTGTAAAAGAATATCCTACTGCATCAGCACACGTAGGACACTTCAGACATCTATTACAAGAACTTAGTATTAAGAAAGATTTCAAACCCGATATGATTTATATTGATTATCTAAACATATGTGCAAGTGCAAGAGTCAAGCCAGGCAGTGGTGCAAACAGTTATACACTTATCAAATCTATTGCAGAAGAACTTAGAGGACTTGCAGTAGAGTTTGATGTACCAATCATGAGTGCAACCCAAACAACAAGAAGTGGTTATGGTTCAACAGATGTGGAACTTACAGATACTTCGGAGTCCTTTGGTTTACCTGCTACTGCAGACTTTATGTTTGCACTGATATCTTCAGAAGAACTAGAAGAGTTAGACCAAATGGTAGTGAAACAGTTAAAGAATAGATACAATGACCCAACCATATTCAAAAGGTTTGTTATAGGTGTTGATAGAAGTCGTATGAAACTATATGATTGTGAACAAGAAGCACAAGAAGAGTTGTTTGAGAACACTGGTGTTGATGATTCTATTCCAGTTCATGACAGAGGAAGGAATGATGGTCAAAGAAGAGATTATAGTTCATTTAAGGTGGAATAGATGCACTAAATAGTGTTGTTATTATGAAGAAGAGTTTGACAGCATCAGAAGTTTTAGAGTTAATTCAATCTAGAATTGAATTGAAAAAACAACTTCGCAATGCAAAGAAAACAAAACAGGTAGACGAAAGTAAAATTATCTCTAAAAAATTGAATAAAATTGAAGATAAACTATCGTCTCGACCACTATCAAAAGTATAAATATAGGTACATAAACTTACACTTAGAGGACTTATGCCAAATTCAGAAACATACCCACAATCATCAATTGATTCATTGACAGAAGAAAAGAGTTATTTACAGGAATTACATGATTGGCATAGTAATGTTAATAAAACATACAACCTTTCACTACTTCCACAAACGGATGATAATGGTGACAGAGTTTTTCCTGCATCAGGCAGTTTTACAGGAGAAGGTAGACTTGCATATTACACTCAGTGGAGAACTGATAACCCAAATGCAATAGCATATGTTGATGGTTCGGGTGATGAATCTACAGGATATAATGTTTGGAATGAAGTAGTAAATGGAGTTGTTCATCCAAATGGAACATGTAAACCAACTTCTACACATTTAAGTAATATTCAAACCAAAATTGACGACCTTACTGCACTAATTGCCCATATGACGGACAACTTAATCTCGTAAAGTACCTTTCCAAATCTTATAAATAGTAGACAGGATACACATTTTCGTGTATAATCTACTATATGGCAGTTAAAAATTTACATTTAGAACACTTAGAAGATGAAATCATCAACAATGGTATCGATGGTGGTCGTGCAGCTATAAACTTCTTACAGGGTCTTAGAGACATGATGAAGGGAAACTCTAAGAAGAGTGTTAATATGACTGTTAAGTGGGATGGAGCTCCTGCAATCTTTTGTGGTAAACACCCCGAAACCAATCAATTCTTTGTTGCAAAGAAATCCTTATTTAATAAAGAACCTAAGTTCTATACTTCAGAACAACAAATTAAAGATGCACCCGAACTAAGTGGTGCATTAGAATCTAAGTTTTTAGACTCATACAAGTATTTGTCTGCACTATCATTTTCTGATATATTGCAGGGCGATTTAATGTTCACTGATGATAAAAATGAGAAAACTATTGATGGAGAAGACTTCATCACATTCCAACCCAACACTATCTTGTATGCAATTCAGAAAGATTCTGAAGTGGGTAAAGAAATTGACCGTGCAAAACTAGGAATAGTATTTCACACAACCTATTCGGGGACTAGTATTGAAACACTAAGTGCATCATTCGGTGCAGATACATCTAAGTTGGGTAAGAGCAGTGATGTATGGGTAGACGATGCATCATATAAGGATGTCAGTGGTAAAGGTTCGATGACTGCAAAGGAAACATTAAAGTTAACACAAACACTAAGTGCAACAGGTAAACAATTCCATAAGATTACAAAACCAAACTTAGTTAAATTTCAAAAAGTGCAAGAGATGATTAATGCAAAAGGTGCTGGTGCATCTTATAAGACATACTGTAATGCACAAATCAGACAAGGAAAATTCAACCCAACCTATGAGGGATATCTAAAACACTTTGAAAACTACTGGAGAGATAAAGTAGTTGCAAAGGTTAAGATGGAAAAGACTAAACAAATCAAACAAGAGATTGGTGAACAAGTCTATGCAGAACTTAGAGGTCTTAAAACAACTATAGAAGCACTAACTAAATTCATGAATGGATTAGTGATATCAAAACAACTTATTATCAATGCATTAAACAGAGTCAAATCAATCGGTACTTTTAAGAAGACTGCAACAGGATTTGAAACGGTAAACCCCGAAGGTTATGTTGCAATTGATACTAATGGTAAAGCAGTAAAACTTGTAGATAGAATGGAGTTTGCATTCAATAACTTTACTGTTGCAAAGGACTGGGACAAGTAATGAAATCATTTGGTCAGTTCAATGAGGATATTAGAGTCCGTATAAATATAGGTGATACTATACTTGGTGGTAAATTTAAGAACAAGAAAATTGTTGTTAAAGATATAGGTAAGAACGAAAAGGGAGACATTACAATTAATGGTAAACCTTTACTTAAATACAGGATAATACCTAATGAAAACATTTAATAAATTCTTAACAGAAGCAACAGATAAAGGTGCAGTGTTTTCATTTGGAAGATTCAATCCACCTACAACAGGTCATGCTAAGTTAGTAGACAAACTCAAACAGGAATCTACTGGATATACTCCATTGATTTTTACATCACATTCAACCGATACAAAGAAGAATCCTTTAAGTCATAGAGATAAGATTAAGTTCTTAAGAAAGTTCTTTGGTAGGATAATTGTTGACTCACAAACACGAACTGTATTTGAAATTGCAGTAGAGTTACACAACCAAAAGTATAACAAAATCAAAATGGTAGTTGGTTCAGATAGAATCAGAGAGTTTGAAATGTTATTGAAAAAGTATAACGGAGTCAAAGCACGACATGGGTACTACAAGTTTGATGACATTCTTGTTGTATCTGCAGGAGAGAGAGACCCCGATGCAGATGACACTAGTGGAATGAGTGCATCAAAACTTAGAGGTCTTGCACAAGACGGAAGGTATGATGAGTTTGCAGAAGGTGTTCCAACAAGAAACAAGAAAGACAAAGAACTACTTTATAAAGCAGTAAGAAAGGGAATGGGTATTGCAGAAGGTACACTACCCACATACATGTATGAAGATTTGATTACAGAAGGGGTCTATGACCCTGGCACATTCAAAGCAGTTTTCTTTAGTGGAGGGCCAGGCAGTGGTAAGTCAACAGTAGTTGATGCACTTGCACTAAAATCACTTGGTCTTAAACTAGTAAATACAGATAAAGCATTTGAACTAGGTCTAAAGAAAGCAGGAATGACACTTGACCTTAGAGGTGCAGACTTTAGTAAAGTAGACCCTATCCGTGCAAATGCAAAAAGGGTGACTGGAAAGGGTATGGATATGTATATTGATGGTAGACTTGGATTGATATTTGACACTACCAGTGCAAACTTAGATAAAGTCAAACAATACAAAGAAATGTTAGATGGTATTGGATACGAATCTAAGATGATACATGTTAGTACATCACTTGCATTTGCACAAAAACGAAATGCAGAGAGACCAAGGAAATTACCACCCGAAATAGTAGAGAAAGATTGGAATAATTCAACTCGAAACATGATAGCATTACAGAGAATATTCAAAGGTGACTTCTTATCAGTATCAAATGATGATGATTTAAAATCACTACAAACTAAAGCAAACAAACTCTATGCAAAACTCTTGAGATGGACTACTTCATTCCCAAGTAATAAACTTGCAAAGAAGTGGAAAGACCAAGAACTACAGTTAAAGAAATCATAAATAGTACTATGGATTTATTAGATAAGATACTCAACGAAGTAAAACAAGACAAAGATGTCAAAGACAAGGATGGAACTCAACCTGCAAAATACTATGCAGGAGATATGTCTAAGTCCACAAAAGATAAAAGAGATGCACACTTCAAAGCAAAAAAGAGTGGCCCAGCACCTGGCGATGCATCTGCAGAGACTAAAAAGTCTAAACACACTATGAAATTTGATAGAATGTTTAATGAAGATAAAGGACTCGATGCAAAAGCAAAAAAATCGGGTATCTCTAAATCTATCTTAAAGAAAGTTTACGATAGAGGATTAGCTGCATATAAGACTGGTCATAGACCTGGCGCAACTGCACCCCAATGGGCAATGGCACGTGTTAATTCTTTTATCACTAAAGGTAAAGGAACATGGGGTGGTGCAGACCAAGACCTTGCAAAGAAAGTCAGAGGTGAATCAATCGAAGAATCAGTTGATGTCAAAAAGGTACTATCGAAAATTAAAGGTCTTAGTAAAAAACAATTAGAAGCATTATCAACAATGAACACTTCACAATTAACAGTTGTAGTTCAACAGTTAAGTGGTTTGGTCATGGGTGAACAAGATGAATGTTGGGACGGATACACACAAAAAGGTATGAAAAAGAAAGGGGACAAAATGGTGCCCAATTGTGTTCCCGAAGAAACAGTCAACGAAAATGTTGCAGTTAAACAAGCAGAACTTAAAGCAAAACAAGTCGAAGAGATGGAAAGACTTAAAGAGAAACAAGAGAAAGAACTTGAAGCACTTAAGTTGAGACATGAAAGAGATAACGAAAAACTTTCAAAAGAAAAGGACGGGGAGTCAGAACGAGATAGACTTTCCAACGAATCGGTAGAAGAAGGTAAGTATGTTTCAGACTATAGAGATGTTTTGGGTGTTATTTTAAAGAAGATTGGACTCAAGGTTGAGAAAGAATTTCTAAAGAACCAAGAAAAAGGTATATCAATCATAAATACATTAGGTGCAATGGTTGGACATAAAGTAACCGATAAAGGACAAGACAAACACAGATTATTCCTTAAGTTCGGTGAAGAGTTAGAAGAAGGATATGCAGAGAGACTAAGAGACAAAACTAAGTCTCAACAGAAAGCACATCAAAAGGCAATGATGAAAATTGCAAGAAAATCTATCAAAGACTATGATAAAAGAAATAAGAAATCTGAAGAAGTCGAAGAGGATAGAGATTACAAAAAGGAATATGAGAATTATCACTCAGACCCTAAACAGATTAAAAGACGTGCAAAGAGAAATGAAGCACGAAGAAGTTTAAAGAACAGTAAGAAACTTACTGCAGATAAAGACGTACATCATAAGGATAACAATCCTATGAACAACGATAAGTCTAATCTTAGTATTGTTTCTCAGAATTACAACAGAAAAGAACCTCGTATGAGGGACAAACTAAAGGAAAAGGGGTGTTTACCAAATGGCAAAAGGAAATAAATTTAACAACGGAGTATGGGAACAGGGAACACCCGAAATCGTACTTGCATATCAACACGACACACCTGGCCAGAAGGTAGAAGAATATGTAGAAGGTCTTCAACTTCAGAATGAGAAGAAGAAACTTAATGCAAAAAAACAATTCACACAAGTATTCGATAATCCTCTAAAAGGTTTCCCTTACAACGAAGAGTTTGAAGTAAAGGAAATTAAAGAAGAAACTGTATCAGAAAATGCAGACATGGTAATCCATGTTGATGATAAACTTCAAACAAATCTTGTTACTAAAATGGCAAGTAAATTCGGACTAACATCAAAGAAAACTAAAATTTCTTGGTCAGGTAAAGACGGAGTTGTTGTATCAGGTGATGCAAATAAATTAAAGAAGTTTATGTCATCAGTTGAAAATGTGTTTAAAGAAGAAACTATAACAGAAATCAAACAACAAGAAGTTGATGCATTAAAGAAACTATCTAAAGAAATGCAATCAGTTCTAAAAGGTTATCAAAAGATTGCTAAAATGGGTGATAAAGAACTTACAAACACAAAGTATAATAAAGATTACGAAGCAGTTCTTAAGTCAAGAGACACTATCTTACAACTTATTGGTAAAGTAAATACTCAGAAGATTTTAAACAAAGAAGAAATTGTAAATTCTTTAGAAGAAGATTACAAAAAAGTAATCAAAATGTTCCCAAGAGATAACGACTGGAAAAAACTTATCACAAAACATAGACGTGCAATTGATGATTTCAGAAACAATAACAAAGATTTACCTTCTAAAGTAGAGGATGAATTATTAACTTGGGCATCACAAACTGGTGAAGTCAGTGGTAAACATGATGCAGAAGATTTCATACTAGATATCCTTGATGAGAAATTTAAACCTTACATGCCGAGAGGATATGAAAGAGTTACCGATATGTATATCCAGTTCAGAGGAAATGGAGAAGAGAAAGACTTTGCAAAGGCAAAGAAAATGGTTATGGATTACTCTAAAAAACATAAACTAGATATCAAAGATAACCCAAGAAACAAAGTATTCGGAACACCTCAAGAAGGTTCAAGTGCATATAAAATAAGTCTTTTTGCAAAGTTCACTAAAGATGAAAATCATGACCTTGCACCACTGTACAAACAATTAGCAACATTGAAGACTGCAGAAGACCATGGTGGTGGTAATGCAGAACCAATCAAAGAGAACTACAGGACTGCAGCTAGACATGGTATGGGTACTGAAGGTAAGAAAGAGGCAAGAGTCGGTTTAGAATTAGACTATTACGATAAAACTGGTACAAAGTACATGGGTAAAATCGTAAAGAAAGATTCAAAAGGTTACACAGTCAAAGATGACAAAAGTGGTAAGATGCATACGTTTGTCTATCACGACAGAATCAAGGCAAGAAAATTCTTACAGAAAGTTGGTGAAGAAGGTGATAATATGTTAACTAAATTAAAGATTTCATTCAAAGAAGACACTCTTAAAGAAGGAACAATGGCTATTGGTATTAAAGATAGAGACCCAAAAGAAAGGGCAAAAGCACAAGCACAACTGAAAGTAATGTTAAAGAAAATTGGTAATAAAAAAGTAGGTTCTAAAGAAGGTCAAGACTTTGATGATAAATTGGATTACGACATATTGTCAGATGATATATTGGCAGATGAGTTTGCAAATCCAAAAAACAAAAATATGAAAGTCAAAGACTTGTTAAAGAAACATGCTAAAAGACTCAATGTTAATTTTGATGAATCTGTAGAAGAAGAAGAGGTTATTGTAAATGAAACTGTAAATTATCACACAAAAATATCTAATATTAACATTGCAAATGCAATGAAAAATAATAGAATGTTAAAGAAATATGTAAATGTAGTGCCAGGCAGTGGAACATCGGACACATATGAGATTGCAAGTTTATTATCAAAGAAAATGAAGAAATTCGGTTTTGATAAAAAAGAAGTAAAAGCAATCGAAGATGTTATGCAAACTGCATTCGCTACTAATGAATCTGTAGAAGAAGGAAATGCA